TGGACAAGAGTGTAGGGGGTAAATATGCTTTACGGAAAGAAGAAGAAGGGTAAGAAGAAGGCTCCCAAAGGCTACCATCGCATGGCGAACGGGAAGCTCATGAAAGGATCAAAGCATCCTAAGAAGAGAAAGAAATGAGTGAGGCGCATCCCGCAGATACTAATGGCGACGGTAAAGTCTCAGAAACTGAAGAAGAGATGTTTCTGGAGTTTAAACGTAAGGAGCTAGAAGACGCAGATGCAATGCGAGACGCTCAAAGAAAGATGACTTGGTTTGCATTAGGTGGACTACTACTCTACCCCTTTGCAGTGGTACTAGCTTCACTAGCTGGACTAGACGAAGCACAGAAAACGTTGGGGTCAATGGCACCTACATACTTTGTGGCAGTAGCCGGTATAGTAGCAGCCTTCTTTGGCAGTCAAGCATATTCATCAAATAAGAAGTAATAAATGGCAATAGAGATTAGCAGGAAAGATATAGTTGCAGAACGACTATTCGATTATCAATCTGAGACGAGGTTTCTCAAACTACCAGTATCTCCTTATTTGGAGATGCTCGGCATAGAGCCTCTAGATTCACAAAAGGCTATCATTAATGCGATCAACAATCCGAAATACCGTTTTGTATGTGCGGCGGTATCTCGGAGGCAGGGTAAAACCTACATCGCAAATATAATTGGACAACTTGTCTCTCTGGTTCCCAATTCAAACATACTGATAATGTCACCGAACTACGCCTTGTCTCAGATTTCTTTTGACCTGCAAAGAACTCTAATAAAGCATTTTGATTTAGAAGTTACGAAAGATAACGCAAAAGATAAAGTAATTGAAATATCTAATGGCTCGACAATTCGTATGGGTTCGGTCAACCAAGTTGATTCTTGTGTTGGCCGCTCTTACGACCTAATCATCTTTGATGAGGCGGCCCTAGCGGATGGAAAGGATGCATTTAACGTAGCCCTTCGTCCCACACTGGATAAACCAAATTCGAAAGCAATCTTTATATCAACTCCTCGTGGAAAAAGCAACTGGTTCTCTGAATTCTTTTGGAGAGGCTTTTCTGAAGAGTTTCCTGAGTGGGCGTCTATTCGAGCTACTTATAGGGATAACCCTCGCATGTCTGAAAGCGATATTGCGGAAGCTAGAAAATCTATGTCCGAAGCAGAGTTTAAGCAAGAGTACGAAGCTGACTTCAATACCTACGAAGGTCAGATATGGACGTTCGACCACGAACAGTGCATTATAAATGGCAGCGAATTAGACACTAGTAGAATGGACGTCTTCGCGGGGTTAGACGTAGGTTTCAGAGACCCTACTGCCTTTTGTGTAATTGCCTATGACTGGGACACTCAGAAATACTACTTACTCGACGAGTACCTGGACGCAGAGCAGACAACCGAAAAACATGCGGAACATATACAAGGCATGATACACAAGTACGATATTGACTATATTTACATTGACTCGGCTGCACAGCAGACTCGATTCGACTTCGCACAGAACTATGACATCTCTACTATCAACGCGAAAAAGTCCGTACTTGATGGCATCGCCTATGTTGCAGCAATAGTAGATAACAGTACGTTGTTTGTTGAACAAGGCTGTAGCCACACATTGTCAGCGTTGGATCAATACCAGTGGGATCCCAATCCCAACCTTGCAAGAGAGAAGCCTAAGCACAATTACGCATCGCACATGGCGGACGCGTTAAGATACGCACTGTACTCTTTTCAGACTTCATCAACAAGTTTTTAGGATACCTACTCAAAAATAGTGTTTGACATAGTACCCCAAAGTAGATATAATTCTTCTAATCGAAAATAGAAATCCGAAAAACCCAAATGGCTAAACTAAAACGAGATGTAGTGAAATATATCCGAGACAAGGCTAAGAATAAATACGATAAGGGTTCGGCCTGTGAGATTTGTGACGTAACAGAGCCCCTGGATTTTCACCATTTCTACACCCTTGCTCCACTGGTACATAAGTGGTTGAAAGATAATAACCTTAATCCAGAGTATATACTCGCGATTAGGGATGACTTTATAGAACAATATAAAGCTGAACTGTACGACTACACTGCAACACTATGTCACAGGCATCATGTGCAGTTACACAAAGTATATGGAAGAGACCCCGGCTTAGGAACAGCAAAGAAGCAAATGCGGTGGGTCGAGATTCAAAGAGAAAAACATAATGGCATGGTATAACAATATCTTCGGAGGACCCCAGCAGGAAAAGGAGGAAGTTTACGAAAAACTTAACCCTATTCAACAGTATTTTGGGCAAAACCAATCCTCCCGTGAACCTACCCACAGTTATGAAAACTACTACGAAACCTTAGAGATTGTCAACCGTGCAGTAAACATAGTTGTGGATGACTGCGCTGAGATTTCTGCAGTAATAGAATCCGCTAATATACCCGGTATTATAAAAGGTATAAAAAGAGCGAAAGTAAGTAGGCTTATAAACGAAGAGCCTAACCTCTTTCAAGATATTAATTCTTTTAAGCGCAACCTCATTACTGACTATCTACTTGATGGTAATATCTTTATCTATTATGACGGTGTGCATATATACCATATACCAGCTACAGAAGTTACCATACATGGAGACCCTAAAACCTTCATTGAAAAGTATACTTATAGGGACGTAGACTACAGCCCTAGTGAAATCATACACATAAAGGAAAACTCCTTTCATGACATCTATAGAGGAGTCTCTCGCTTAAAGCCTGCTATTCGCACAATGACTTTAATGACGAGTATGAGAGACTTCCAAGATAACTTCTTCAAGAACGGAGCAGTTCCTGGCTTAGTACTTAAATCCCCTAACACTCTTTCTGAGAAGATCAAAGAAAGAATGTTACAGTCCTGGCAGCTAAGGTATAGACCTGATGCTGGTGGTAGACGCCCCCTTATTCTTGATGGCGGTATTGAAGTCGACAAAATATCAAATGTTAATTTCAAAGAACTCGACTTTCAATCTGCCATTCAAGAAAATGAAAAGATCATATTAAAGGCAATAGGAGTACCTCCTATTTTGCTCGACTCTGGTAACAACGCCAACATTCGCCCCAATATGCGACTCTACTATTTGGAGACTATACTACCTATAGTTAGAAAATTAAACTTTGGTTTAGAGCGTTTCTTTGGCTTCAAGATAAGAGAAGATGTTACGGATATTCCAGCACTTCAGCCAGAGTTAAGAGACCAGTCCCAGTACTATACCTCTCTAGTAAATGGAGGAATTATAACCATTAATGAAGCAAGAGAGGAGCTTGGTTTTGAAGCGTTAGAAGGCCAAGATGATATACGGGTACCTGCTAATATAGCAGGGAGCGCAGCTAACCCAGACGAGGGTGGTAAACCAGTAGAGGATGAAAATAGTGAAGAAGAATAAAAAACGGTTGCATGAGAGATTAATTAAAGCAGCCTTGAGAGGTTTAGAGAAAGATTGTATTAAAGAAGGATTCCTTATAAGTCAAGAAGAGGCTATTAAATCCGGAAGGGTTGAGGAGTCTTGGCTTGATGATGAGGTTTGGACTAGCTCTTGGGATACGGTTATAAAGACGTTAAAGGCTTTTCATCCCGGGATCGAAGATTTAAAGCCTAAAGCAAAAGTTAAAGTAACCTCTAAGATTGATAAAGGGGTTTCAGGAGAAAAGAATGGAAAAAATATTTAATCTGACTTCTACTTTTAAGTCTCATACTGAAGATGATGGTAGTATCATGATCAAAGGTATGGCAAGTACTGCAGACTTTGATCGCGCGGGCGATTCGATATCCGCTGACGCATGGACTAAAGGAGGATTAAACAACTTTGAAAAGAATCCTATTATTCTTTTCAATCATGATTACAACCGACCTATTGGAAGAGCTACTGGTTTAAAGAGCACTGAAAATGGATTGGAACTTACTGCGAAAATCAGTAAGGCTGCTAAAGATGTAGCAGAGTTAGTTAAAGACGGTGTTCTTGGGGCCTTTTCTGTTGGTTTTCGAGTCAAGGACGCTGATTATTTAGAGGAAACCGACGGATTAAGAATAAAGGACGCTGAGTTGTTTGAGGTATCGGTAGTATCGGTACCGTGTAATCAATCAGCTACTTTTTCACTGGCGAAATCATTTGACTCTATGGATGAGTACGATGATTTCAAAAAAACTTTCACTAATAGTGACGGGACGAAAGTCCAAAAGGAGATACAAATGTCTGAAGAGACACAACAACCCGTTGACTTGGAAGCTTTTGCTAAAAAAGTAGCTGAGGAAACTGCTGCTAAAATCGCAATGAAGCAAGCC